AACCAGTAGTAGCGTTCACCACCACCGCTGGTCAGGCTGATGTCATAGCCATAGCGGCCAGCAGCAATTGCTAGGGTCGTTGCAGGCAGCATTGCCAGCTCAAATTCACCCGTTGTAGCGCCTGTAATGGTGGGCGTAAACGTGCCAACCGCTGCGCCGTCCAGCAATCCTTTGATGTCTGCATCAACGGTGTACCCCGTTATATTTACTGGCTGGGAAGCAAAGAAAGTACCAACGTCTTCTAGCGCCAGTGTTAGCGATGCACCTCCACTGGTAGCAGAAAGCTTGAATGCAGTCGTGGTTAGACCGGTAGCGATTACGTAATAAAGCGTGGTGCTGTCAATGCCACATGGCAAAGAGCTGGTTGCAGTGGCAGGACTGATTACCACCCTGCTGCCAGCGGTGTAGCCATGCCCGCATTCCACTGTGAACGTAGAGGTTGTAACGTCAATCGTTACAGGCTTCGCTGCCTGGGTAACCCGAAACACTCCACGGTAAGTGGAGTTCTGCAAGATCGGGAAATCGTAGGATGCAGGTGTGATCATGGTACTAGTCTAGCGGCTGTTTGCAGGTCTTTGACCATGGTAGTTAGCTCTTGGACTGCTTTGACCAAAATGGGAATCATGTTAGCTTGAGCAAAGGTGTACTGGTTTGGATCGTTAGTGTCGATGAGGTTGGTGTATGGAGCGCTGAAACGCTCAACAGCTTGGAGCACTTCCTGGGCAATAAAGCCAGCGCTTGGCTTGCCTATGTCCACCTTGCTGTTGCGTAGATTCCATTTGAACCTACGAGGTTTCAATGCCGATATAAACTCTAGCCCTAACGTTAAGTCTTGAATGTCTGTTTTATCTCGCGCATCTGATACAAAATTCCATGCGGATGCTGCGCCTTGGAACCGCGCAGTAATACTACCATTGTAAATGTTTGCTTCATTGCTGACTGTGCTGCTACTCGACGATACGCCAGGGCCAATTCCAACGTTATAACTGCCGCTAACATTAGAGGCAAGAGCATTAATTCCAATGGCAGTATTATTGATGCCAGTAGTAGTAGCAGTAAGAGCGTTTTGTCCAATGGCAGTATTGTAATTGCCGCCTACATTGACAAGTAAAGTATTTACCCCAATAGCAGTATTGCCCTCGCCGCTAGTGTTAGCGCGAAGAGCATTTAATCCCATAGCAACGTTTGCGCTACCGTTGGTGTTGCTGTAAAGCGCGTCCAACCCAACCCCAGTATTGTAATTACCATCATTGTTAACGCGCAGTGCATTAGCGCCAACTGCTGTATTTTGAAAGCCAGTGGTGTTGACATTTAGCGCAAGATTACCTACTACCGTATTACTGGCCTGCGCACCTGCACCACGACCCACACGAACACCATATACATAAGCGTCTAAGTCAAAAGTAGACGTACCAGTTACATCTAAAGTTCCTGGAATGTCTATGTTGCTGGCCCATTCCACACCAGTGCCAGCAGCATCAGTCTGTAGCAATTGACGAGCAGCGCCATCCGCCAATTTGCTAACTGCAATCTCGGCGCTCGCGTTAATGTCAGCATCTAGAATTGTATTATTAGCTATCATCGTGCTGGTAATGGTGCCAGTATCGCCAGTGGTAATAACTGTGCCAGTTGCGTCCGGCAGCGTAATAGTACGATCCACTGTTGGATCGACCACTGTCAAAGTGGTTTCAAAGGCATCTACAGTAGCACCTTCAAATGTAAGGCTGCCAGAGGTGCCGATTTCAAGATTGCCCGTAATGATGCCGCCAGCCTTAGGTAATGCAGCGGCAGCCAGGTCGTAGGCAACCTTGACTGCCGTAGGAGTTGCGGCTAGTGCGCTACTGGTTGTGCTTGTGCTATCGCTCAGTTGTACTGCACCAACTACGCTAGTAGTGGCGGCCACGATTTTGCTGCCAGCAATTGCCGCTGATGAGCTTATATCTGCATTAACAATAGAAGTGCCAAGTGAAAGTTTGCTGTAAGCAATGGCTGCTGATGCGTTGATGTCTGCATTTACGATAGAAGCATTGCCACTTACAATTACAGTGCCTGATTGATCGGGAAATACAATGGAGCGGTCTGCTGTCGAGTCAACCGCTGACAGGTAAGTCTCGTATGCGTTAGCTGCGCTACCTTGAAAGCCAAACGTGCCAGCAGTTCCAATAAGCAACTCACCAGTTATTACGCCGCCCACTTTGGCAAGCTTTTCATTGTCTAGCTCTTGGATTGCAGTTTGAACGTTAGTTGCGGCGATGTTGCCGTAGGGAGTGACACTGATGCCAGTTGCTGTTGATACACCAGCAACTGTGCTCGAAGTTCCTACCTTGTCCCAGCTAGTGCCGCTACAAATGAGCATGTCTGGAGCAGCAAGGGCCACGATTGGCGCGGGCGCTGTTCCCGTTCCATTCACAGAAACCACAACGTAGAAACGACTTAACGACACCGATGCAGCGGGCAACGCATTTCCAACTACAAGCCCAGCCGCAGTCCCAGACGTAGTGACTGTTGCAATCGTGTTGGAGCTAGCGTTATATGTACCTGCGTAAATAAGGTCACCACTGATCACTGTCAGGGGTTGCCACGCATTGCCATCCCATAGATAGTAATCACTGTTGATGCTATCAAAGAAACCTTGCCCAATAAATTGAGGGGTTGGAAATGTAACAACGCCAGAGGTACTTCCTGCGCCGCCAAATTGAACCGTAGAATAGTTTGCAAGCTTAATACCAGTTATTGAATTAGTACCGTATAAACTTGGTGCCAATGTGCCTGACGTTAACTTACTTGCATCGAGGCTAGGAACATCTGAAGCCAATAACCCTGCGCCGCTACTAACGTGCCCTTGGGCGTCAATTGTAACCTTGGTGTAAGTACCAGGCGTTGCTGAGTTGCTATGGTTTAACACACCAGCGCCGGTTACGGCTAGGCCGGTGCCGGGTTGGATGGCACCATTGACGCTAGCAGTTGCAATGGGTAGATCAGTCCCAGTAAGGCTGCGAAATGTTGGCGTAGCGTTGCTGCCAGTTGTAGGCCCAGCAAATACAGTTGCCGCCACTTGAGTGTCAAGGGTGGATGTAATAGTGGCTAGACCAGCACTACTTACAGCAGCAGAAAAATTTAGTGGAGTGGAATCAGCAAAGGCAAATGTTTGTACTCCAGCTTGCTGCACCCATGCCGATCCGGTCCAAGTGTAGGCAAGTCCAGTGCCGATATTCACCCATTGTTGGCCTATAAAATCACCACTAAAGCTAGGTGCATTGCCGCTAACAATAGTGCTGGAACTAGCCGCCAATTTTGCCCCAGTCACTGCGCCTGCACCAAGCTCAGCAGTTGTGATTGCACCATCCGCAACCTTGGCAGTCGTGATTGCATTATCGGCAATGGTCGTTGCAAACGATCCAGTGCCACTACCTGTCACATGCCCAGTCAATGTGATGGTTTGATCGCCAGTATTGCTGCCGCTACTGGTGCCGGAATGCGTGCCAGTGAATGTGCCGCTTTGCGTGGCGAGGGTGCCAAGGCCAAGCGTTGTGCGTTGGGCGGATGCGTCGGCATCATCCAGCAATGCGCGGCCTGCTGATGTGCAAGTGATCTCCTCGACGATGCCAGCGCCAGCAGTTGCCCGTCCTAATAGTTTGTCAGCGGCGCTTACATTTTGAATTTTGGCGTAGGTCACGGCACTGGCGGCCAGCTCAGCAGTATTGACGGCCGAGTCACCAATAGCGGTATTATCAACTGCTCCGGCTTGGAATTTGCCGCTTGTGATCGTGCCATCAGCAATTTTGATTGCCGTGATGGCCGAGTCGGCAATGGCTGCTGTGCCAAGGCCGGATGCGTCTACTTTGGCAGTGGTGACGGCATTTGCCGCAAGCTTGCCGGTTGTTATGGCTAGGTTTTCAATGCCAGCAGTAGGAGCAATAACCTGCTGGTAAACACTACCATCGTAAATCTTGAGGTATTTGGTGGTGCTGTTGACATGGCCACGACCTTCAAAGTTGTCTGATACTGGTTCAGTTGGTCCGTAATTGACGCTACTATCGTTGGCTAGCTTGGCGGCAGTGATCGCATCATCAGCTAATGCAGTGGTGCCAAGTTTGGTGGCGCTGGACTGGTCGAGCTTGGCTAGGCCAATGCTGGCGGCATCAGCCAGGGCCGCCCCAGCCTCGAACAGATCCTTGGCGGTGACCTTCTTGGTTTCACTGGAACTGATGTCAACAATGGGCAATACGTCAGCAGCCGCCACGTCGGCTTCGGTGAGCTGCGTCAGTTGGGTAATTCGTTGGTCAGCCACCTTAAAAAGCTCCGCAGTACAGTAGAGTTGCTTCCATTCTAATCCGCTACCTCAGTAATAAGGAAGTCAAGGCTTTGCTGCAATCGCATCCGGTCGGTGTCCTCCTTGAGCATGTAACCGCTTGGTTCGCCTATCAAAAGCTTGATCTCGCCAGTGGTCACAAAGTCAATAGCGCAAGCAATGGCTTGATCTGGTTTTACTTCCACCCCAGTGCGAGTTATCATCGCGTCAAATTCGTAATATATATCTTGCGTTTCTGTGTAGATGCTATCTTCGGTCAATTGCAAGTAGCAGCTAAATTCACTTCCAATGTCTGTGCGGTTAATGAGTTGTAACATTAGCAGTGAATTTTCGGTCTGTCCGCTGTTTTCAGTGTTAAATAGGCAATCAATCGAACCCGAACCGCTTATTAAGCCCGCCGCGTACATCCGCTTGAACCGGTCTGACATTGTTGTAGTTTCTAGTGATTCGCGGTCGGTGTTGAAGGTGAAGCCGGTTACGTCACCTAGGACACGTTCCACCGTGCCTTGGATTTGTATGACAATAGGGAGTGCCGCGCCAACAAAAATTTTTAAGGGGTATTCGGCGCTGCGCTGGTTATTGATGGCTGCGCTAAAAGTTTCAAATAATCGAATGCCGCCAATTGCGTTAATGTTGCAATAAGCAACAACCGTAGATTGCGTGACGCCATTGGCGTCTTGCCAAGTGGCTGCAGGTAGAAAATCCAACCCACGGGCATCTGTGGTGCTGATTATTATTTGATCGCCGGTGATTATGTTTTCTGTCGAACCATCAAAACCTAAACGGTTTAGGGTGGTGTTAATGTCTGCGGGTAGTACGGAACTAGAGAACGATCCAGTCGCTTTGCGTTTGAGTTTTATTTTGCCGTACTGGCCTAAGAAAAAGGTCATGCTTCGGGGATTTCTAGAAATGGACCGTCTACAGTAAAGTTAAAGGAAACTGCAGTTAGTTCGCCGGTTGCTACTTGAAGTGATGCGGAAGTGATAAAAGCACTAAATGAGATGTCATCTTTTATGTCAGCACCGACTCCGGCTAAAGTGCCAACCCGAAGTCCAATCAGTACGCGGTCTCCAGCTCCCACTCCGGTTGTGGATGTTTTCATCACTTTGGTGAGCACCCTGTCGAACTGCACGCCGGGTTCAGTGCTGGTAGTGCCTTCGCGTCTGTAGTACAACGCGGTTGCGCTGCCGGTGGAGCTGACAGTTCCGGGTGTGTAGCCTTTTACGGCAGTGTCAAGAGTCGTTGTTTCTAGCAGGTCTAGCGTTGTTTCTAGCGACCAATCACGTAATTTTAGTACGTTTTCATTTCCTGCCCAGTTTGGATCTGTGTTTGCATCCCAATTGGGGTACTCACCAAACATCAAACGCCCAGTTCGACCCGTGTAGTAAGCCATTGCCAATAGGTGGTGTGTCCTTAGTCTACAGCTCCTGCTACAACAAAGAGATCATCGCTAAAATCGGCAATCAGGCTGTTGTCGTTGGTGTCGCACGGGTAGTTGGAAGCTCGCACGGTGATTTCGCCTTCTTCGTCCATCTGCACTTCGGTAACTCGGAAAATTCGGCGTGATGTGATTTCCGTTCCAAGCACAAACAGCCAGCCTTCATAGCTGGCAAGTGCAGCAGCAGTGTTGGATTGGACTGAAGTTTCGATGGTAATTACACCTCTACCGCTCTGGTGCAGTAAGAATTTGTAAGTGGCGTCTGGTAGGTTGTTGTCTAACGGTAAGTTAAGAAGACCTGCTGGTCCAATGACGCCAGTGCGAATACCGTCCCATGCGTTTTGGCCGATGTCAAGATAGATGTAAGCTCCTGGCGAGATGGGATCTTGAGTCGGGAAGGTGCGAAACTCTACTGCTGTATTGATGTAGTGCCGGGTATTGCACAGAAATTTTCCGTACAAAATAGCTTGAACGCGATTTGTTACAAATTGAGATACGTAAAAAGTTTGGCGGATGGCATCGGCTTCTTGGATGTCTTTTCGGCGTACTTCAATTGTCCGATTGATTGCAAACGTACCATTGCTGCCGGTGTCTCTATAAACAATTGACGCAATAATATCCTGTACGTTGGAACCATAATCTATGTACTCTTCCTTGTAACTATCTTCAATTATGTTGCCTTGGTTGTATAGTGCTGATATGCTTATTTGTCTAGCGATCTTGCCGGTGCTTGGGTTGTACGGGATTGCTGGTACTAGCGTTTCGCGGCCACCAATTCGCGCAAACTCAAGCAGGCTAAAAGTTGCTACCTGTACCCAAAACTCACGCCAGTTGCCTGGGTCAGCAATTACACAATCCATAAACAGGTTGTTGGCTTTGCAAAATTGCTTTGATCGCGCCAGTTGCATCGTATCAATGCCGTTGGGCACTGCGTATTTGCCAATGCCATCGTCTACATCAAGAACTGAATCCAGAAATATATCTGGGGCGTAACAAGTAGGGCCGTCGGGATCTGATGGGTAAAAAGTAAACAAAGGGTTATCCCATGTGCGGTTATTTTCATCAATCGACCCAAGAGTTCGCAAGCGCCTTACCTTACGGCCACGGGTAACAAATGCCGTAAAACTACGAAGATCCTGAAGGTTGCGGCCTGAAAATAAGTTCAGACCTACAAAGCTGATGTTGTTGTATAGACGCGGGAAATTGCTAAAGGGTTGTATTTGTTGTTCAGTTACACATGTCAACGCAAACTCAGGACCGCCATCAAATGAAAATTGCAATTGATTATCAGCGTCAAGATTAAACAACGCCCACTGAGCAAGTCCAGTAGGGTTTTCGCCTAATACCGGAGGACTGCCAGTGGCGCTTACTCGACGCTTGCCAGTGTACTGAATGGTTGCTATCGTGCCAGGTATCCCAATTGTGTCTGTCTCTCCAGAGTTGTCGATGT